GTTGGTCGACGTGAAAAGCAGGCGAGCATTTTTCGTTTGCCTGAATGACTACATTGACAAGATTATTCTCCCGACCGATCCAGAATACGGTCAGAAGAAATCGAAGGTGGTTCACGTGCCGGAGAAGAATGAAATCATCGACACGCCCACCGCGCTTGTCCCATTGAGGTTCTATGGCAAGCGCGCAAAGCTGATGGCCGCATTTCAGAAGTTTGCGTACCAAAAGAACGAGTTGGACTATACGAGTGATGCGGATCTAGTAAGTGTCGCGCGGCACTTTGCACAAGTGAATCTTCGCTATGATTTTTGGACCTCGTCTGACTTCTGGTTTGCGATTACCCACGCTCATCGGGGATTGGCCAATTTTCTCCGGGATGGGCATCCGGGGCAAACATGGCGGTCACCCGATGTCGCGGAAAGAACTCAGAAAGAAGGCTCCGTTTGGACGAACGACGAGATGACCTCCTTCACCCTATCCGAGGCCCTCGACCTCCAGGATATTCGAACGTTGTGGAGCCAGTTGGCTAATCTCGGGAGAATCTACGAGGAGATTTGTCGTGAATGGTTCCTCCCGACATACCTGGGTATCACGTCTTCGTACTAAGAGATCGCCGACCGTGTGTTCTTCAAGCGATCTCCACCAGTTCCAAGCCCTGCACGTTCGTCCGCGCGATATCCGTCGCCTGCGCCCAATTCCCACGGAACACCACAGTCACCCGACCCTGCGTTTCGTTCCCGGTAGGATCATAGTTGCTGCCGATCTGCTGCCCGGACGCCACGTCGAAAGGATTGTAGAAGGCGAACGGCGTCAGGCCGCCATCCTGGGAAACCCAGAAGTTATACAGCGCGGAGAGCAGGGACGCGCTCAAGCGTTTGCTGATCCGGAACGTCCGGCGCGACGTCTGCGCGAGCTGCGACCGCTGGATCGTGCCGTCGTGATACTGGTTCTGGAGCTGCGCGTATTCGCGCAACTCCGTAAACGCGGTGGACAGCGAGGCCGGCATCACCCCATTGGGTTCGGATTGGACGAGATTCCCTGGCACTTTGAATCACGCCACAGTCAATCCAGGTAGCTGCATGTTGGCCGACTGCTGCGTCCGCCCGTAGCTCGAATACTGCGCCGCCATCGCCTGGTCCGTCACGAACTGCGGTGTGACGAACTGGCCGGTCATGAAATTCGCAGCGTCGGCTCCGCTGATGTTCAGCGACATGTACGTCGCGCCCGTGCCGCCAGCCGTGTTCGGGTTGACAGGCGTCGGATAGGTTCCGGCGGCGATCCCGCCAAGCGTCGGGATGTTCGATGCATAGACGTGAGCCTGGCCATCCTGGTAGCTGGCTTGTTGGTAAAGCTTGCCGCCTTGCTCCACCAGGCTTCCCGCGTACGGCGTCGTCGCCGACAGCGGCATCTTCTGACCGGTGGCTTCCGAGTACAGCATCACCAGTTGCCGTACGCTCGGGGACCGCACGGCCACCCCGATATCGCCGCCGAACTGGGACTGCGCAATCTGGACCACCTGCTTGATGGTGCCGCTGTTCTGTGGGATGTCCACGCCGTAGATGCTCTTGATGTCGTCGTGTGCTTTCCTCTGCGGCGACTCGATCCCCAGCAGCTTCTCGACCACACCGGCAGTGAAACCAGCCGCCGCTCCAATCGCAGCTCCCAATGGACCGCCGACCTGCTCGCCGATCAATGCGCCCCCGGCTGTATCTTCGAGAGCGCCGGTCCACGTCCCACGCTGTGATCCGAATAGTCCGCTGGTCGCGAGCATCATTCCGGCGGCGCCGGCTGCGGGCGACTTCGCGACGCCCTGGACGCCACCCCAGAAGTTGCTATCAGACGCGTTCCAGGCGTCCTGGTTCCAGAACGTGCCTTTCAGGTTGGAGAGCGACTTCGAGAAGCCGCCCTTGGTGAACATCCCGTAGAGACTGGATGTGCCGCCCTTGGAGCCGGAGCCCAGAATCGTCGCGAGCGGGTTCATGCCGGCACCAGCGTGCGCGCTCATCGGGAGATTCATCAAGTCGCCCACGCCCGGTCCTGCGGCCGGAGCCGCGCCGGCGGTAACGATTGGTCCGGGAAGCGACGTCCCTGCGCCAGATCCCGACAGGGTCGTCATGCTCACGGCGACGGACCCGGATACCGGCGCGGGCACCGAGATGGATGGGACCGAAATACTCGGGACACCGGCGGTTCCTCCAGACACGTGCGGAGCCGCGATCCCCATCCCGGCGGCGAGGATGGCCGTCAAGCCCGCCATCACAGCGCTGTTCTGCATGGTCGCCGCGGTGTTCTGGTCGGTGGACACGCGTACCGGGTCCTTTGACGTGCCACGTAACATCCCGTTGATTCCGCCCTGCCCATCCGATCCGTAAATGACCGGATGAAGCACATTCGCCACCGCGCCGCCAAGGGTCTCCGTAATCGGCTTGAGCACAGCGGAGTGGATGGTGTTGAGCAGATCTTTGCCGAAGTTCGCCGGCTTGGTGAGCAGAACGTCGATCAGCTTCTCGGCCTGCTTCTGTAGCCCATCGATCTGCGACTGCAACTCCTGCTCGCGTTTCTGCTGGAGCTGCGCCTGCTTTTCCTCGAACTGATCCTGCGCCTGCGCGATTTCGGTGAACAGATCCTTCTGCGCCTGCGCCGCAAGGACGGAGCGCTTGGCCGCGTTTTCTTCTTTCGATATCCGCTCCGCTTCGATGCCCGCCAACTGGACGGCCAGATCGAGTCTGATCTGGTAGGCTTGATGCGCTGCTGCCTCTTCCTTACGAGCCGCCAGTTCCCGCTTTTCAGCGTCAGACATTGCCACTGGCGTTTCTTGCCCGGTAGTCAGTTCCGCCATGCGCCCGGATCGCGCGGCCCGACGTCGCAATTCATCGCGCTGCGCCTGAACGCCGATGTCCTCGATTCGTTCCTGCGCGGCGAAGCCTTCCTCCCACTCTTTCATCTGCTCTTTGCTCGGCATCATGAGCGCGAGCATCTTCTTTCGCCGCTCGGCCGCTTCCTTCGCGGCGTACCTCTCGAACTCCTCCCACGCCTTCTTTGATAGGACGGCTGCCTGCTCGTCCGCCGCCTTGCGGATCGCCGCAATCTCCGATTCCGACGCCTTCACCTGCGCGGCCTGCTTCAGGAGCTTGTCCCGCTGATAGTAGATTTTGCCGATCGCGTCCAGTTCCGCTTCGTCGCCTTTTTTCTCGAACTCGGCCGCCTGGCGACGGAAATCCTTGAGCTGTTCCGCGCCCTTTGCGACCTCATCCAGTGCCGCCTTGCGGTGCGCTTCGGTAGCTTCCGCGGTGTGGAGTTGTTGGCCCAGATCCAGCGCCTGAGCCTTCGTCAACGGCTTGTCCGGTTCGAGCAGTTGCTTCTGGAGACGCTCCACATCCTTCTTGGCGTCAGCGTATGCCTTCTCCATGCCGTCGTGGGTACCGAAGAAGCGGGCGCGAAGCCGATCCGTCTCTTCCTTGCCTTCATGAATATCTTTCCGCTTCGTGGCTGCCTCGGCATCCTCCAGCATCTTCTGCAACTGCTGGATCTGGCCCTGGATATCGCTGGCCTGCTTTTCGCGGGCCTCCTCGTCGCGAGTGGGGGCTATCGCCTGCAGAACACCGAAGTCACCGGTCAACCGTTGCTGCTCTGCTCGTAAATCCTCGATGCGCTTCAAAGTGGCATCACGGTTCTTCATGATGTCCGGCGCCCGCCGTTCCAGGTCGGCCACTTCCTTGCGATGGCCGCTGATCGACATGCTCGCGCCGTAACCGCCCGCCGCCTTAATCTGCGCGGCATCCTGAAGGGCCTGGATCTCTTCACGGTGTTCCCGTTCGTCGTCTCCGGCGGTGCTGATGTTATTGAGGAACCAGTCGACGCCCTTCCCGACCCAAGTCACGGTGACGACCAGCCCTTCTTTGAATTTGCGGACCAGGGAGTCCCACTTGGTTTCGAGCACGGTCACTTCGCGCTGGTATTCGGAGAAGCGGCGGATGTCCTCCTCGGTGGGGCCGAAGCCCTGCTCGTGGGCGACGCGCAGGTTCTCGTTGAGTTCCGTCATGAACGGGATCGCCTCGACGCCAACCTTCTTAAATAGGTCCATGGCGGCCGCGTCCCGCTGAAATCCTTCCGGGAGCCTGTTCAAACCCTCAGAGATCTCCACTAGAATCTCGGAGGTGGGTTTCATCTCCCCGGTGGCGGTGTGGAAATCGATGCCCATCGCGCGCATCGTCGCCCGTGCTTTTTCGCCTTCGTTGGAGTTGTCGTTCGCTGCCTGGGACAGACCGCGCATGAGACGTTCGACAATCGAAATGTCCTGCCCGACCGCGCGCGCCGCGAAGCCAAACTGCCCGACTTCCTTCGCTGTCAAACCGGTGCGCAGTTCGGCGTCCTTCACGCGCGTGCCATATTCCCCGAGACTCTTCGCAGCTTCGAATGCGGATACCGCGATGGTGCCGAGAACGGCCGCGCCGCTGGCGACCGCGATACCAAAGGGGCCAAGAGCCGTAAGCACGGACGAGATTGCGCCTTTGGCTCCCTGGAGCGGATTCTCCATGAATTGGCCGACACGCTCGCCGAACGCTTTGATGGATTCGGACTGCTTCTGCAGGGCTTCTTCGGCTTCCTTGGCCGCCTTGACTGCGAGGGCTTCACGCGCGACCTTCTCTTCGGCGGCGATCATCTTTTCGTAGGATCTGGTGATCGCGTCGATGGCCTGCGGTTCGCGGTTATACCGCTGGAGAAGCTGATCCCGCTGGGTGATCAGTCGGTCCACGCCGCTCTTGCCGTAGGTCTCGGCCTGCTTTTCAAGGGAGGCGACGAGCCGCTGCACGCTGGTCCGCGTCTGATCCGAAATCCGGATGACCTTGGCGTGCGACGATTCCGCCTTCTTCTCGAAGCTGTCCAGGCCGGCGTTGGCCTTGTCCACCACCGTGCTGACTTGATCCTCGGCTTCGAGGATTACGCGCTCTGCCTGGTCTGCCATTTCAAGCTGCCTTGAGCATCACGAAGGGACGCGCCTGGAACGCGGCGATCACCGCCTGGCGGTTTCGCGGCGATACACCCCATTGCGCCTCGCGCCGGTTGTTGAAGGCGGCGATCTGCGAAGCGGTCATTCGTCGGCCAGGAAGAGTTTCGTCGAGAAACCCAATCGCCGCGCGATTCTCGTTCGCCGTCAAGACCTTGAGGCACCGTAGGGTGTGGCCGCTCCAGGTCCAATCGCGGAGGGGCTGGAGACCGCGCGCTGCCTTGTAATCGGGGTAACCACGCCGGCCAGGCAGGCCCGATTTCAGTGGTGCCGCGGCCTGGTCATAGATGTTCTGCCCGCTCTGGATGCGCGCCCGGATCGAATCCGCCAACACCTGCGCGAAGCCCTGCATCTCGGTTGCGGTGTAGGGCGAGTAAACGAATCGAGCGTGTTTGATGACGGTTTGGAATCCAGCCATGCTTACGCCTCTGGGGACTTGCAGATCTGAAAGGCCACGCGGCGGCCAGAAACCCGGAACCTTAACCAACTGGCGTCTTCAGCGTGACCGCGAAGAGTATGCAGTCTTCGCCAGGCGACGAATAATTGGCCACATTGTACTGATGAGCAGTTGCGTAACAGAGTTGAATGCTGTCGTCGCCCAACGCTGCGAGAGCCGCACCAACGGTAGAAACCTTGGTATTCATAGCCGCCACAGCAACGTTGTGGTTTGGAAATCTGCCAGCCTGTCTTAGAACTGCCTGTTGTGTCTGAAAAGCGTCAGAGGGAGAAAAAGTGAACAACTCAACAGCTGGGTACTTCGCGGCAAGGCGGCTCTGCAAAGCTTGATTAATCTGATAGTGATCGCTAGTAATGGACGATTCCGGTGCTCCGACACCTACAGATATTCGATCAGGCTCAAACTGATCTATAACCCGCTCTGCGCGTTCACCCTCGAAACCGGAGAGAACAACCAGATGCAGCTTGCGAGCAGGCAGCATCATTCCGGGAAAGCCCAGCACGGACCGAATCTCCCCTATTCCCTTCGTAAGCCACTTCGAGCCGGGTTCATCACCGACTGAGTATTCAGCAGCAGTCGTATAGACCAAGTGCACCCGATCCTTATCAGACAGAACTAACTGCAGAACGCGCATTAGCACTAACAGCAGCTCATGCGTGAACGTCGTGATGTCCACCAAGTAGTGCCTGCCGTGCGACGATACGGTGTGCAAGACTGCTCCGTACAAAGCGTCCGCGCACCGCAGGGGGTCGCTGAGCGCCAGTTGAACATGCCTGCCTCTCGGCCCAAGTAATGTTGCGAGATACTCAAAACTCGCCACGGACTCTGCGGACTCGGTATTCGCGAACACTATGGAGTCCGCAATTCGAAGGTGCGCGAGTGCCCGTGGCACTGACATGCTCCTGGCCTCGAAACTCGCGCAACAGAGGAAGACATCAGGCACGACGCCAAGCACGACGCCCAACTCAGCGAGTTTCAGTCGGCGGGTTTCGTTCATAATGCGTCCTCGCCTCCAAAAAGAGGCATTTGAGGACTCTCAAATACACTGTCGGGTCCAGCCCGCCTAATTCGACCAACGAACGTCGTGGGTTTCTCCATGGCCTCCCGGAGAATACCGTTCGTGACGAATTTGTAGCCAACAAAACCCGTTGGGTCAAGGGTAAACACCGGTGCCAATCGCCGATTCAGGACATAGAGTCGCGTCCGTCCGGTTCCCTCCTTGTTGCCGATTGTAGACTGGTGGAAATACCCGTAACGGACGCCGAGTCTCAGTACTTCAAGAACGTCTGGATCTGGGTCCTCCGACAGCGCGATTGAGAACACCCTGCGCTCGGAAGCATCGGAGAGAAGAATCTGATGGAAGGTGCCGCCGAGTGCCCGAATGAGGTTCCTTAGTCTCCGAGTGTTATTGAGGGCCTCATCGTCGTCGGACTCGTCGGATGACCAGCGATCAAACTCCGAAAACAGAAACGCAGTTGCCTGCTCACGCACAACTCGGTCTTGCACGTCCGGGTCTATGCGGTTTACCATGTTCGAGCCAGAAGCGGCCTGCATTTCTCCATACATCAATGATGCGGCCTCAAGAAAGTACCGGACGATCCCTGACGAGAGGTGGACGAGTTGCTCGAAGCCGCAGTATTTATATGTTGAACCAGACTTGTGGATTCCTTGTAAACTGGCGATATAGTTAGGGCGCGCGTACCGCACCACATCATCGCTCGCGCGATAGCCGCGTCCGGAGTGCTCCCACTCCTTACGCAGCTTCTCACCTATTTCCTTGATCTTCTGCTCCTGTTCTTCGTACGGCGGAAAGAATTCGTCGGGAGTCGCGTTTATCTCATTCATCCTGAGTCGCCGCAGAACGATTTCCGATACGCGCTCGAAGTACTTTCTTTTCATCGATGTGTACACTGCTGAGATGTTGACCTCGGAGAAATCGTGGGGGGCGTCGATAGTTTGGCCTGTCGCAGTGAGGTAAGTCTTATAGTTAAGTTGTGTTGAGATCTTGAGGCTAACATCGGCCTGGGTGCGGCAAGACACCCACGAATTCAGAATCGTGGTTTGTGTTTTGTTCAGATTGTCCGCATCGTCCATGAGCAGCAGAACGGGGCCTCTCGGCATAAACGGCAGTGCCTTCAATGCCCGGATAAGTGGAAGCAGGAAATCCAGATACCCGCAGAGCGGCCCAGAATATGCCACCGGCGATTCGCTGAATGAAAGGCGTCGAAGATAAGAGATGACCGCAGCTTGTTGGTCATTGAACATCTCCTGAAGAAAGCGCAGACATTCGGCGATGTCAGCATTTTCTGGTATTTCCGTCAAATCGCCTTGCCATCCTGCACGACGGAGGAGCCGTTTAAGGTCTTTCTGATAAAACGACCGAATCTGGTCGGGCGTAACACCGCAGTCGTCGAGGTCGACTTTCAATAGTGATGCAAATAGCTTAACGGCAACGTGGACGACCAGAAAGTGCTCGTTCAGCACTAGCGCCGAATGTTTGTTCTCGAGCCGTTGTAGTTCGGTCAACTTCAGATCTGTGTTTTTTATCGAAATGTAGACTGCGAAAAACGGTAAGTCGGGGACACGCTTTTGGAGCGCGAGGCATTGGCAATCGGGTTCCAAGTAACGGAACATCATGCTTTTGCCAGAACCACGGGGACCGTGTAGAAACGTGTGCCCAATCTTAGGGATATTAAAGAAATCCGTGAACACGTCAACGAATAGCGATACGACGTCTTGCGCCCGAATTCCCTCCGGTGTCTGCACCGCGAAAGGATTGTGAGACTCTGGGCTGGGTTCTGGCATCTACGCGTCTCCCTTGGCGAGCACTTGGTGGAGCGCCGCTCCGTTGATCTCGCCACCGAATCCGTGGTCTGTGAGCTCTGGGCACAGCGCGTGAATAGTCCTACCGGGGAGCTCTGGGTACCCAGCTTCCTCCAAACTAAAAGGGATCACCTTTGGAGTACCGGAAAACTTGGGGCCAAACACCTCGACCTTCACCCTGATTCTCTCGACGGAGATCTCAGGGCGCAAGAAACGCATGCAGTACATTCGCTCCCGGTGCATCTTCACGGCTCTTTCGAAGATTTCATCGAGAAGGTAGACCTGATCAGACCCTTTGCCAAATGTGCGGCAAGCGTCATCCTTGGTCATAGAAAAACGTAGCTCGACAGTATCACCCGGCACACGAGCGACGACAGAGTGGAGGGCGCTCGCGTACTGGTGGTACACCTCGCTCGACTTGGGCACTTTGCCTAACTCCAGTAGGAAACGGGCTGCGCGCGACCGGTCGTCGGCGAGTTCGTCCGCAAACCGCAAGAGGGCAGCGAGCGTGCGCGGGCGGATCGTTGCGCCCATGATGTAGTCCTCGGGTGCTAGGCGGCGAATTTTGTCCTTATCTCCGTCGATTGTTCCGCCGTGCGCGCCCGCGATGGAGTGGATTGCGATTTGCTCGACTCTGTCCTCCCCAAGCAAAAGGCCGAGCTTCTCCATGACCTCTTCACTAGTGATTTCGTGCGTGGCGCGTGCGAAGATGTTCCCGACATCGTGAATGTGCGTCGCCGCTAGAAACAAATATGCTTCGTATGGCGTCAACGTGAAATGGGGCGACCTTGCCAAGTCCGAGGCGCGTTGAATGACGGTTCGAATGTGATCCGGGCCGTGGTCGGTAAGGTAGCCTCCATCCGCAATCATCGCCCCAGCCGTCACGTGCTTGTGCACGTATGTGTTGAGGTAATCCTCTAGCGCTTCGAACCGTTTCCAGTAGTCGGGAGCACCACCGCCGGGAAACTGATGCTTCGGCGCGTCGGCCAGCCAATCCCGAAGTGTCTTGCCTTCTAGATCCATCCTATTCCACAGCTCGCGTCATCGAAGGACTGCATCAGTTTACGCCTCGGATAGCATCGAAGACCACTTTGGCAAGAAGGGGCGGAACGGCGTTTCCAACCTGCTGCTGCTGAAAGCCAATTGATCCACAGAATGTGAAGCTGTCAGGGAAAGATTGCAGTCGAGCTGCTTCGCGAACCGACAGCCCACGGCTCTGAGACGGGTGAATCAACATGTTCTTTCGGAAATTGCCGATCACGACTGAAGGACCACCCCATTCAAGCCGTCTATAGATGCCGGTGTGGCAGCGTTCAGGATTTGCGTAGTTAGCCATCAACTCGGCGGGGATGCTGGACCAGTTACCGCCAGGGGGAACGCTTTTGTATCGGTTCACGATGTAGTCCTGGCTACGAGTGACCAGATGATTCGCGCAGGAATCCAGACCGCCCCGCATTTGCGTTGCGAAAGTCGATTTTGGCGGGCAACGATACGGCAGGAGGTTGATGCCGGCTCCGTTTCGGAGAATTGGTAGATCGTGGATCGCATCCCAAACTGTGACCGGGGTTGTAAAGGTGGGCTTCGGTGTCTGTAGCGTGATGCCATCAATTGAACCGACCACAAAGACGCGGGAGCGTTTCTGCGGCACACCAAAGCGAGAGGCATCCAGTACACATACAGAGACTGCGTAGCCAATGCGCTTCAGTCCCTGGATCACCCGATTCAGAAAGTAGCCACCCTCGGTCTCAAGGATGCCCTTAACATTCTCGAATACGACCCAATGCGGCGTGACCATCTTGATGAAACGGAGGTACTCTGCGAACAGCCAATTCGCCGGATTCAAGATTGATCGGGTACGTTGATTCGATGTCGAGAAGCCCCTGCAGGGCGGTCCGCCGAAGACGATCAGCTGCTTGCGTTTGCGTGGTAGGCGCAGGACATCCACCGACTGGACCGATTCAACTCTCCGGTTCAGGACACGGATTCGCGGGTGATTTTGCGCGTAGGTCGCCGCTGCACACCGGTCAGCTTCGATTGCGACCTGAACGTCCACACCCGCCCCAATCGCTCCAAGGGACATGCCGCCAGCACCGGAAAAGAGATCAACGCCAATCATCACGAAAGGTTTATCGTAACGCAAGTGGTGTGCGAAGACCGTGGAACCGAATCACAGAAGACCACGCTGGGCGCATCGTGTTTTAACCGCTTCGTGAATCGCAGTCGCGCAACGAAGGGGATCGTTGGCGATATCGTGGCCCCAAAACCGCAGGACAAGCCAACCGCCCGCCTTCAACGCATTTCTGTTTCGCCTATCCCTCGCGCGATTGCCCTCAATCTTGTGGGCCCAGTACTCGTTGAGTCTGTCCCTCCAAGCGGGAAATCGCCAGCCATGCCAGAAATCGCCATCGATGAAAGCGGCAACCCTCGCCGTCGGAAAGACAATATCAGGACATCCCGGCAGAGATCGGACGTTCTTCCTGAAACGCAATCCGCGGCGGAACAGGATACTGCGAATTGCCTTCTCGGGTCCCGTTTCGGTACTACGGATTGCGGCCATAGTCCGGCTCCGTTGTTGCGGGGTGAGATTGTCCATCGTGCCGTAGAATAGCAGGATATGGTCCTCTGGACCTTCGACCATTGACGAAACGTCTGCTTGACCGGATTCATCGCCCCTACCGAGAACTCTGAGCACCGGCGTCCCCGAACTTGACCTTCTCTTGGCGTTCGGCTTCGATCATTTCCAGCACTCGGAACTCCTCCTCCGTGATATCGGCCAACGTGATGGTCAGCCCAATGCTCCTCGCGTTTAACATTCGGAAGCAACGCCGGACCAGCGCGCCGCTCGGCGTATCCATCGCCTCTTCGAGCAGGTTCTTGGGACAGTCGGGTCCATGGCTGACGTCGATGGCCTTCCAATCCGCGCCACAGGCTGGGCAGCCATCCAACTCGGTCTGCGCTGAGTAGCCGCATCGCCGGCAGCGGAAGACGCGGTCGGGACAATCTTCCTCAGCGCCGCACAACTCGCCCTGGTGCAGCACCGACCGGATCAGGAAGCGAACGCCCGGCTCTTCCGGCCAGTCGCCGGGCGCGGTTATTCCGGGTCTTCGTCTGCCTCAATGGCCAGTTGCGCGATGACCTCGGACACTGCGGCCGACTTGTGCACAATGGGCACAGAGCCAGCATAGCCATCGTGCGAGATGTGTAGCTTGTCGTACAGCGCGCCGCTCGGTTCCAGAAAGGCGCGGGTCTCGACCGACCGCCGCGCGGCCACAACGCTTGTCGAAGCCCGCTCGTGGTCCTGCATCTCCTTTGCGGTCGGCATCCGCAGCACGTGAACCACGCGCGCGCCGGGAACTTTCATATCGATCCGATAGTTGATCCCTTCGCGCTCCACGCTGGCTACGGCGCACCGTTCAATGCGTCCGATTACCATGCCGGCCTCGGCATCATCGAACTCGGGACCGTCTTTGTCGGCGCGGATCTTGGCGAACAGTTCGGCGTTGATTTTCGGCAGATCCACGTCTTCGCTCTGCGATTTCCCGCGCCCGAGGAAATGCCGCACCGTGCGCTGCGCGCGCGCCCATGCGCACCACTCCTCGTCCGAAGGGAACCGCACCTCGCAACTCTTCTCGCCACCTGAAAGGATCGGCACCACGAAAGGCTTCGACGTATCGAAGCCCGCTCTCTTTTCGGTTTCCATTCAAGACTCCTATTGGCAGATGCCCTGTAGCGGCGTGGTGATCGTCATGGTCACCATGCCGTTGGTGGGGTCGTAGAGTTGCACGCCGGTGATCTGGAGCGTCACGATGCCATCCGTGTTTCCGAGTTCGGCGACGTTGAAGCCCATCTTCTGGATGAGCATCGTGAAAGAATTGTTGGCGTCCCGCGTCGCAGTGAACGTGGCGGTCCCGGTTGTCTGGTTGATTAGGTTCGCATACTCGGTCGATCCCGCCTGGACGCGCACCACAAACTGCACGGCGAAAACGCGGTCGCCCCACTCGAAACGGCCTTGGATCTGGTAGCCATCCTGTGCGCCCGAGCCAGGAAAGAATCCGGGGCGGAAGTTGTTCTCCCAGGAGGCGTCCATGGACACGAATTGCTTGGCGCTGCCGCCAGAGAGATAGTTGATGCCGTTGAACGTCAGAGCGCTGATCATCCCGGCATTGAATTCGTGCGGCGTCGAGATGGCCGGCAGCGTGATGCCGCTGGGCGAGGTGTACTGCCCGGTGGTCACGCATTCCGCCGAGCACATGGCGCTCGCGCGGCCGGGCGAGTTCTTGATGGTGAGCTTCCACGATTTGACGGCGCAGCCCACCAGCATCTCGTCGAGAACCGCCGACCCACCGGGGCGGATCTGCTGCACAAACGAGAAGTAAGGGAGTTCGAGGCCAGTCGGGTTCGTGGCTCCCAGCGCCGGAACGATGGTGTACGTGTAAGGACCGCTACCGCTTACGGTGACGTTGCCCAGACCAAAGGACATCACCCACGCGAGAAACTCCGAGGAAGCGTACTTCGAAATCTCGAAGGCCGGCATGTTGTAGTGCGACTTGAAGAGCTGCGTCGGGAATTCGTGTCCCTTGCCGATTTCAGCCCGGTCATCCTCATTCACCGGGACCTTCGCCCACGGCTTGGTATTGAGATTGGTGTGACGCCAGATGGCGGCGACCAGATTCGCCGTTCCGATGGCCGTCTGTTTGCCGAATCCCCAACCTTCCATCAGTTCGTTGATATTCGCCATGCTATTTCTTCTCCTCAACCGGAGTTGCCGGTTTTGGGCCCGTGGCCGTCGGTGCTGGAACCTGGTGCCAACCGGCGACCATGAGCGGCGTAAGCGCTACGGCGGTCGCCTCGACTTCCTTCACTTCGCCCTCGGGCGATTGCATAAAAACCCAATCCATAACGTTCTCCTCACTCGCCGCCGGGATTGCCTTGCTCCACCAGCGTTGCTTGCACTTCGAAATAGTCGAGCGTTGCCCCGTCCGCGCTTACCACAACGGTGTTTCGCTGCGCGGACGGAAGGTCCATATCCATCGGGTAGCAATCGGGGTCGATCTGGAAATGCAAGAGCGACGCCCACGATGGAGCACCCGTTGGCATGGCGCTCACCAGCAGCCAGAACAGATCGGCATACGTGGCGGTGGAATTCTGTTCCGGCGCGCGTAGATAAATCGAGAAGCGATGCGCGAAGTGCAGCGCCCCACCGGTGAGCCGCCGCGGCGTCGTGCCGTTCCACGCTACCAGGATGGAGCCGGGCGGCATCTGGAGAATGGCCAGCCGCAGGTTGTTGTCGGTAGCCAGGCCTTCCATGAACGCGCGGACGTTATTGCCGTCGCCGCCGATCGCAGTCACCAAGTCCGGGCAGGACTGAATCGCGGTCACCCACTCGCCCAGTATTGTTTTCGGATTGATCACGAGCGCTGAAGAAGTGCCAGGTTGAGCATGCCGTAGGCGTCGGGCTGGCGCACCGTTGTCACGACATACTGCGTGCCCCAGGCTGTTACCCAATCGCCTTTAGCCGGCGGGTTCGCAAAGTCGGATGGATTTACCGAAATCTCCTCGAAGTTCGCCACCGCGCCGGACTCCTCGCGCGGCCGGAGATGGCGCACCGCCGTCACCGTGAACGCGCTTCCCTGCGCCGCGCCTGCTTGCACCGGTTGGTACACCACCGGCTCGCCGAACGTCTGCGCAACGACGCCGTCCACGAACGCTTCAATGTTGGGCCAGTTCGGCATCTCAGGTCCAGTAGGCGACGATCAATCCCTCACTCGCGTTGTTGGCATCGACGTAGTAGTCCGAGGGCACCAGCAAATGCCTGGAGTCTTCCGCCCAGATGTCGAACGCATCGGCGACGCCGCCACCGGAACCGGTGGGCCAGAACTCCTTGATCACTCCCGTGCCGTTCGCCTTGTTCATTCCGGACACACCGAGGAATACGCGCCCGGTCTGGCCGATCACTGCGGCGAAGCGCAGCCGCTCCACGCGCAGATTCGTGTCGCTGGTAACGGCGACGGGCGTGCCAGGCGTCGGGACCTGGATATTGCCGAACGAGTTTGCTTTCATTGGAATCAGAGCCAGGCCAGGACCTTGAACTTGGCCCCCGTCGTCACCGTCACCTTCACGTTGGTTGCGTCGTGCGTTCCTTCGGTGACCGTGAAGACGTTGGTGCTCCCGCTGTTGTCCGTGCAGGAGACCAGTAGGCCCGCAGGCGCCGCGCCCAACCCATGTGCGATGTTCTGCGACGCGCCCGTGCCGGTCTGCACCGACGACAAGAACTGCTTCTGCTTCGACGGGTAGATGCCTTTGAAGTTTGCCTGTGGACCCGCGCTCTGAAACTCCGGAGCGTTAACGGGCGTTTTTTCCACTTTGACTGCCATGTCTCTTCTCCTTTCCCGGTTTGGCCGGTTCCTGCTTTGGAAGCCTTGAGAGCGCCCGCTCCGCTTCTGGCTGCGTCCCGATCCGGCGTTGCTCGTAGAGTTGCCGCGCGCGTGTCAACTGGACCTTGTTGGCGGCGTCCGGAGCGGGATATTCATCGCCGATGTCAGACGGCGTAAAGCCCTGCAATGGGCGCAGGACGTAAAGCGGCGGAACCAGACCCCTAGTCAGCCGCGCCCATGATTCACGACGAAGCATCATGACTACACCGCCGAGATCACGTTGTTGAAGAAGAAGCCGAGGTCCGGGGAGACCAGGCGCATATCGAACGCCGAGTCGATCTCGACGCGATCCGAAGCCAGGTGCTCCATGCGGAACGTTTTGATGCGGACGCCGGCGCCACCGGTCGTTCCGATGAGGCCCGTCCAGTTGAATACGTACCCGGCGCTGGGGGTCATTAGGCCGGCATTCTTCGGGCGGTAGAACAGCGCAGCGCTCATTCCGCCGATGAACGCGTTGGACTCGGCCGCGCCTTCCGCCGCCGTGTTGTAGACGGCGTCGATGACCAGGACATCCTCCAGTTCGAGAATCTCGGCCATGATCTGGCGAGTCGCCACTGCCGGGTTCGGCGCGGTCTGACCGTACTTGGTGCGGTCGATGAAGTCGGGGTGATCCACGAGCTTGTCAAACACCGGACGGCTCACCACGAAGATGTTGGGCGCGAAGCCACCGCTCGACAGCCGCATCTGGGTCTTCGCATGGCGAATGTCCGTGATCGGGTTGCCGTTTGGATAGTTCCCGGAGTCCCAATAGATGACGTGCGTGGAGTCAGCGGTCGCCTGGCCCGAGACGTTGTTGGTCCAGATGCCGGTGCCGAAGAACTTTGAGACCCACTGGTTTTCACGTCGGATCAGGGCCTTCTGGGTCAGGAAGATCGTGGCGTCGCGGTCGGGTGCGAGCGGCGAGTCGCTGTTGGAGCGGATCTGGTCATCCACATCCTTGTGCAGCGACCACACGTCGCAGTTGTACGTGCCGGTGGAATTCACGTTGTAGCCCGTGCCGGCGGATTCGGTGGCGAGCGCACGCTTCTGCATCTCGTCGCGGTTGAAGTCGGCCCGCGCGTAGGTGTAGTAGAGATCGCTTTTGTTCTCGACCGGGACAGCGGGGAAGGCCTTGTCGGCGACGAATTCGACTCCGGCGGCCTCCTGGAGGTAGGCCACTGACACATTCGTCAGC